GCATTTTCATAGAACGCAGCACCATTAGTTACAGCAGAAGCACTTATAGAAAAACTTAAAGCTGGTATTCTAAATTTAGTTATATTGCCATCACCTAAAGTTATTTCATTGTCTACAGTCGCAGAACTAGCAGCAGCATCATGACCAATAATTATATTATTATCACCACTTGTTAAATCATTACTTCCTGAGTTTGCAGAGTCGTGGCCAATAATTACGTTTTTAGAACCAGAGCTAAGATCAAGTCCGCTACCCCTCCCAATACAGACATTTTCCGTTGCTGAAGTGGCGTCTTTTGCGGATTGATAGCCAATAAAATTATTGCTTGAGCCTGTAAAATCTTGTCCAGTAAAACCTCCAATAATTATGCTATTACTTCCACTACTATATTGACCTGCTTGTTGTCCAACACAGACATTATAGCTGCCTTCAGCATCAGCCATTAATCCAACAATGGTATTAGATTGTGAAGTTGTGATTGATTCACCTGCTCTACGACCGAGACAAGTGTTCATTGATCCTGTTGTAATATATCTTCCAGCCCCATCCCCAAAACAGGAATTATCAAAAGAGGTACTGTGTTCTGCTAATGCGTAGGCTCCAAACGCAGAATTTCTATTTCCCGAAGTCGTTGCAGTACCAGCATCAAACCCAAAAAATGTGTTTTGAGTACCATTAGTGATGCTATCACCAGCATTAGTACCTCCTACAGTATTGTTATCAGCGTCAGATGTAACCCCACCACCACCGCCAATTTCTTTGACAGTTCCACCGTCATTTACATACAGTTTCTTAGCAGAAGTATCTAAAGCAACTTCACCGCTTGTTATATCACTTGTTGTGGGTGTGCTAGTACCTCGTTTTAGCTTAATAACATTAGCCATTGGCCTTTACCTCCTATGGTCTAAAATGTTCCACCATCTACATCAAAACCAGATGTAGATCCATCCTCCAAAAATGTAACCAGGTCAGACAACGCAACTTGTTTCATCGTTCCAGCGTCATTTGTTACGAAACGATCTCCTGTAGCAAGTGTTGTAGAAGTGGCAGATGTAGTTCCATCACAAGCTGCATTAATTTCTGTCGCTGTCGCTGTTACCCCATCTAAAATATTTATCTCTGAGGTAGTAGCAGTCACCCCATCCATAATATTTAGTTCGGAAGTTGTAGCAGTTACACCATCCATTATGTTTAGCTCTGAAGTCGTTGCTGTGACTCCATCCATAATGTTTAATTCTGAGGTGGTGGCTGTTACTCCATCCATGATGTTCAACTCAGTGGCAGTTGCAGTAACACCATCGAGAATATTCAATTCAGCAGTTGTTACAGTAGCTCCATCAAGAATTTGTATCTCTGTTGATGTTATTGCAGCTAGAGCAGAAGAAGCACCTGACTGCATACCTGATAAGTTATCTAAATCAGCGTCATAAGCTTGAACATTAGAACCGATTGCTAAACCTAAACTAGCTCTTGCAGTAGATCCACTCTCAAGTACAAAGTTTGACCCATCTCCAACAATAAAATTACCATCAGAAGGTGTAAGACCTGCAATATCAGATAACTGAGCGTCAAAAGCCTGTACGTTTGTTCCGATTGCTAATCCTAATGCTGTTCTTGCTGCACTTGCACTTGTAGCACCCGTTCCACCATCTCCAACAGCAAGAGTTCCTGTGATAGAACTAGCGGAAAGATCAACAGCCATTTCTGTTGATTCAATTACTATTCCACCATTGGATTTAAGATCAACACTAAACTCATTACCAGATTTATCTAAACCATCTCCAGCAGTTAAGTTTCCACCACCACTAAATTGTGTATAAGATAAATTATTAGTGCCGACAACAGCAGATCCTTTGTCAGAACTACAAACAAAGCCTTCATCAGCTTGTGTAGAACCTTGCTCAACAAAGGTGAACATTCCAGCAGCATCGACACCAGCAGCTAAATCATCTGTTCTTGCCCATGTACTTGCTTTACAAAGATATAGTCCGTTCTGACTTGCTGTACTTTGGTTCTTAACTAAAACTCTTTCATCAGCAGAAACAGCAACGCCATCAATAGTTTGCGTTCCAGAAAGTGTAATGTTCGCAGTAGTAGCAACCTTAACACTGTCTTTAATATCTAATCCTTGACTGACACCATCTACATATCCCTTAGTCGCAAAATGAGCATCAGCAGTGGGCGTAACTCCTGTTACTGGATTGGTTGCAGCAGCTAATTCGTCTACTCTATTTACTTGTACACCTGCATCAAAATCAGATATTTTTGTATGTGCAATGGAAGGAATATCAGCAGCAACTAAGGCTCTAAATGTAGGTGCAGCAGCACTTCCAGAAGCAGCACCAGCTAAAACATGATTGGTTGTTCTTGTTGTTGTCTTATCAAAAAACGCTCCAGTACCACCAACAGTAATAATTGAACTCGCAGAAGGTGGTGTAGAACCATTGTCACCAAAACCATAATATAATTTCAGATCGTTTTCGTTAAAAGCTAATTCTGATGGAGATAAACTAGAGGGAGCACCTGCCGATCCACTCGCTGCTCTCTTTTTAATTCTTATAGTGTTAGACATGGCCTAAAAGTTTCCTCCATTAACAAGTGTTAGTTTGGTAGTAGTATCATCTGCTTTTAATGTACCACTAGATGCGTGATAATACACCACCGAATTGTCAACTGCACTAGATGTATCTATAGCAGTCGAAGCTCCTTGAGAACCTTGAGTTGCCACCGTGACAACCCTTGTTTCACCGTTAACAGTAACGGTATTTTTGGTGGTTGTAATGTTGACTTGACTCATGTGGTTGTGTAGCCCTCACTCATAAATATCTTACCCTCTAAATAATATTCTTTAAGACCCGATCCATCAACTAATAACACATCGTAAGCTAATATTTCTGGAGTAAATGTTGTTGTTTGGGTGTCTGTTAATGCTATAGAAAAAGATCCTGCTGCTCTATCTGTATAAGTAACAGCCCAATCTGCATATTTTGTGGAACGTGATTCATCCCAAACCTGTGCTGCTACTGTATATCCTGTTAAATTTATTGCCGTTCCAGAGTTATCTTTCAGCACAATAGGAACACTGTGATCTGACCTTCTTTGAACGGTCATGTTGTATGTTCCAGGTGCTATTGCCATTAGGTTGATACTTCGTAAAGTGTTATACAGCTTGGAGCACTATCATTAGAAATCCTCATTTCTGCACTATTACCTGTGTGATTGGTAGTAAATTGAACCTTATATGTAGTTGCTGATGTAGTTGCAGGTGAATCTAACTTTTGAATAGTATAGCCACCTTCAGAAATAATTCGACTTTGACTTGTTACACCAGCTTCAATGTGAACTGCTCCTGTATGAGTTGATATTGCTGTGCTACCTCTCAAAAGTTTAAAACTTCCGCTAGTTTCAGTAGCTTCTCTAATCAAAAACCATTGCATTGAAGCGACTACTAATATTTTACTCGAATTGCTTGAAGGGGTTATGGCTGCTGTAACTCCAGAATCAACAAAACTACCACCTGTGTCGCTAACTTGACTCGTTGTTTCTGCATGAACAATTTGTATAATTCCACCATTAGCTCCACTAACTAAACCACCGACAGGAACGATTGAATTGACTTTAAGTTGGCTCATGCTGCTACCTCCATTACTGTGATTGAAGAAGCACATTCTTTTGTGTACTGAATGTCATTCTGATTTCCAGTTCTATTTAAATACATTGTTTCTGACCCATGTGCTTGTGCAGAAACTTGAATATGATATGTTAATTGAGAAGTGCTTGATGGGCTATCAAGATACTGAAAAGCAACATTATATACACTATTATCTTCAGCAGTTGGAGTGCCTGTTGTAACTCCTTGACGGCTTGAAGAATCAGCACCTTGAAATATATCTGTTGAACCTCGCTGTAGTGCAAAACCTGTTCTATTGTCAGCAGTACCACCAACAGTCATATTGACAAAAATCAAAACTTTTGAACTTGTTGAAGATGGAGTAATATCTACTGTCATGGGAGTACAATCAACAAGTGAGCTACTTGATGTTGAAAATTGGTTTGTAGTAGCTGTACTAACAACTTGTAAAATCCTTGAAAGATTATTACCTGATGTATCTTGTAAATTATTAACTTTTAATGTACTCATGGCTTGGGATATTTAGCTTTAACTGCTTCGATTGCTTTTGCAAAACTACCACTTGAAGTAACCGTGCCAGCGAGAATATCTTTATAAAGATTGTCTAATTGATCTCCGATTGATGGGTATATTGTGTCTGTCGTACCAGCTACTCCTGTTCTTTGACGTTGATATAAAGTTGCAGCAGCTTCATTGTCTAAAGTTGTTCTTGCAGCATCTATCTTACTTTGCTCAAGAGAAACAGAATTACCGCTTGCGTCAAAAGCACCAGCACCATCATCAATAGTAACTACCGTTCCAGCGTATGCTTTGAAAATTGCTTCGTGATCTAAGGCCATTATCAGTTTTTAATTAGATTATACATGAAAGTAATCATGCTGACACCTCCATTACAGTTATGAAACTTGGTGTTTTACTTCTACTAAATTCATTGCTGTTATCGTGTGATCTTCCAACATGAACTTGATAATCTTGATCGCCAGCAGCTATTTGTAATTTATAAGTTGTAGCAGATGTTGTAGAAGGAGAATCAAGAAATTCACCACCAAAAGCAGATACATAATAGGAATTATTTTGGACACAAGTACTACTTGCTCTTGCTTGTGATGTTGTTGCCCCTTGATCTCCAATAAAAATGTCGGTTGAACCTCTTAACAATTTTATATGACCGACTCTGTTTGAGTTTGAACCTATACAACCACCATATTTTATTAATATTTTGCTTGAAGTAGAGGTCGGTGTTATTGATACAGAAAGACCTGTAACATCTGCAAAAGCTTCATTTAAATGGCTGAAAGTATCTGTCTTAACAGCTTGTTTTATTTGAATTATACCACCACCACCACCTGTCGGTACTCCTGATACTGGGATTATGCTGTTGACTTTAAGTTGACTCATAGTTTAAACGACTGTCCAAGTTTCACCAGCACCAACTGTAACTGTTACACCTGATTGTATAGTAATTGGACCAAAGCTGCCAGCATTTTGTCCATTAGTAATAGTATAACTCTGTGTAACTGTTTGGTCATTTTCCCAAAAAATATTATCACTACCAGCACCTTGCGCACCTGCGCCTGCAGCAGCCCAACTTAGCGTTCCGGAAGCATCTGATACAAGAGCATATCCAGAAACTGCAGCATCAGCGGAAGGTAGTACCCAAGTAAGACTTGATGAAACTGTGGCTGGTGCTTTAAAACCTACATAATTACTACTATCAGCATCAGCAAACCTAAGATCATTTTGTAGTTGTAATGTAATACCATTTGCATCAAATAACATTTGTTCTGTACCAGATGCAGCAAAGCCCATAATATTTGCTGACTTTCTAAATAAACCTAAATCTGTATCTGTATCAAAACTTAATGCTGGCGCAGCAGCACTATTTGAATCATCAATTAAAAGCTGCCCTGTCATAGTTCCGCCAGCTTTAGATAATAAACCTAAATTTGCTTGGTCAATATTTCCTATCTCAGTAAATCCGCCATTGCTTGAGTTTCTTATTTTTAAAATATTAGTTGTGGTATTCAAAAATGGCATACCAGCAACACACTGGCTTGAAGCTAAATCAGAAGATTTTGAATTGCTTGATTGTATTGCAGCAAAAACATTATTAAGGTCAGTTCTGACATTAGCTCCTGAGGCATTTTCAATGGTGTAGTTCGTTACGTCAGCCACAATTAAATTCTATTTTCCTCCATGTTAACCTCCTTTACCAAAACCAACAGCACTGTAGGTAAAGTTCCTATCAATACTAGCATTGCTTGAGTTTTTAAAGTGAACTGTAAAGCCAGTTCCAGATATACTACTTAATTCAAAATAATCTCCTGTTGCCATATTTTGTGGGGAAATATTTACAGAAGGTAAAAAACTATTTAGATTGCCAAGAGCAGAAGTGCCAACAAAAAATGCTGCTGCAAATGTCACCGCCTTTGCCCCTGCACCTGATGCTATAACTGATGACTGCTCTGTTCTGGAAGGCATAATTGCAGTATAACCAGCTTGTTGTAAATTAAGATTTTGTGCTGTATCAGTAGTATCTATTGAAATTCTAAATTGAAAACCTCTACCTTTAAAAGTACCATTTGCAAAATCGTTAAAATCACCATATGAGCTCATATCAGTAGATGTGCGAACAGCCATTTTTGCATTCACTTCATTTGCAATACTTCCGTCAAAATCTTGCCATGTATCAATATTTTGTGTTCTATTATCAAACTGATCTCCTGTATAAAAACCAACACCTTGGAAATGTCTTTTTAGCTGTAAAGAAAATGTTGCGCCTAAATCTAAAGTTTCAACAAAATCATATGTACCACTAGCGTTTGCTGTTGGGTCAGTTAGTTTTAAACCACCTAAAGATGAATCAAATGTAAGATTTGATTTAGTGCCATTATATGGAGTACCGTCAGTATCTTCTCTGTCTGTTTTGATAGTAATTGAATCTAATATTTCGACTGTTGATATACTTACACTTGCTGCTGTAGCACTAAACCTACCACCATCATCTTGAAACTTTAAAAGATATGTACCAGCCAATGCTGGTGCGATTACATCTGTTGCATTGCCAGCAACAGCTTCAACAATATCTTGAGCAGCTTGGAATGTAGCAGAACCACCTGTTTGGTTTGTATGTCGCACATAAACTCTTCCACCATGTAAAACATCTAAAGCAGTTGCTTGCGTAAATCTTAATCTTACAAATTGTTCATTTATTGGTTCTATAGTTAGGCCTGAGACATTTTCGGGTATTGCTGTTTTTCCAACAGATTCAAAAATTTTGGTTGTTTTATTTGGAGATATTTGTAATGCAGCATTAAAACTAAATACCTCGAATGTATATTTACCAACAGGTGTATCAATTAATTCAAAATCAGAAGCAGTTACAATCTGCGAAATAAAGTTACCATCTTCAAATTTATAGTTAACTTGATATTGTGAAGCATCCTTC